GTTGACCAGTCGTTCGTTGTCTGGCGTAACAAGAAAAAGGAAGAGGCTGTTCGTGCTGGCAACAAGGACTACGACATGACAAAGCCAGACGCAATCCTTCGATGCGACAAGAACAGACACGGCGAATGGGAAGGTTCGATTGGTTTGTACTTCTCACAAGGGCCACTGCATTACGCGCGTCACCAAGGCAGGACTAGCAACGGCTACGACTACCGACCATTCATCAAGAGCGAACGCGAGGTAGCAATATGAAAGCGACAAATGTGCAAATGATGGACAGCTTGCAGCGCGTACTCAGCGGTCAAGGTATCACGATGGTCTATCAAACAGACCCTCTGACATATATGACGCATGTTCGTTTGCAGATGGGAGAGAAATCCATCTACAACACGTTCAGCGATTACGAAGACATTGACATGCGAATCAGGGGGATGGTCAAAGAGTTGAAGGATGACAACAGGAGTGAACTCGACGCGCTAAAGATGGAGCTTGAGAAGTACAAGGCAGCAGTCAAGCAGTTGTCGTTTGACCTTGAGATGAAGAGCACAACACCGCGCGCTGTTGCAACAGAGGCAGACGTTCGCAAACAGACACTTGAGATGGCAGCCGACTTTCTGATGGACTACGGAATCATCAAGACAGGCGGAGAGCTGGAATCTGTTTGCAACCAGATGAAGAAGTTGCATCCATCAAAGGCCGCGACGATGAGCGCTGCGGAAAAGAAGATGCGAGCAGCTTGGAGTTTCCCCGCATGACACCCGCCGAATACCGCAAGCAGCAGTTCGAGGAAGAGAAGCGCAAGAACAGAGAGAAGGCTCCAAACCTTGCGGCTCTTGTCGATGAGTTGCGTGAACAGTTCCCCGGAATGAAATTGATTTATGGGAAGGACTTGGTGACAGGTGCTGAGGTTGGCAAGAAGGAAGAGCCAGACCCAAGCAAGGTGTTCACCATACCGCCCGACTACTACCCATCCAGACCCGTGAGTAAGAAGACAAAGAAGGAGACAGCATGAGTGAGAAAACAGAAGCGAGACTAGCGGAGTTGCGCCAGATGTCGGAAGAGTTTGCAACCGCATACTCGGAGCGCATCTATCTTGAAGAGTTCCGCAAATCTAAGTTGGCTCTGTTGATGCGTAAGGCAGAGATGGACGGACACAAAACCACAGCAGCACAGGAGCGCGAGGCGAGAGCACACGAAGAGTTCCTTGACCTGTTGATTGATTTGAAGACGGCAATCGAGAAGAGCGAGAAGCTGCGCTGGCATTTGGAAGTTGCCAAGATGGGCATCGCAGTCTGGCAAACAGAGAATGCAAATCAACGAGCAGAGCGGAGGGCGTATGGAGCGTAAGCCAACACTGAGCAGACAGGACTTTATCGAATGTCTTGTTGAGGCTGGCGTGAGTACCAACTCCTTGCAAGCTCTATTCAACGCATACACCGCTGGCGCAGAACACATGAAGGAAGAGTGCATCTGTGCTGTGCAAATAAAAGTCACCCCCGCATCCGCTGCGTATGACGCATGTGATGTGATTGAAGCAATCGAAATTAAGTAAGGAGTTGAAATGAAATTGACCAAGCAACAAGAGGCAGTCCTTGCCCATCCATTGACACCGGTTCTGTTGGCGGCTGTTGAGCAAGCAATGTTTGGAAAGGGAGAGCGTCACGGCGGTAACGCCACACCATTCCTTGAGCAGCCTTGGGTTCACTACGGGAAGATGCACGGGCGCGGGTTCCTCACGGGACAGGCAGCCAAGAAGTTGGAAGAGGCGGCCAACACACGCGAAGGTCAGGCATTCGAGACAGAGGTGTTTGGCGCAATCGTTTACTTGGGCATGTCTGTTCTGAAAGAGCGCGGCATTGTCTAAGCTCATCCCCTCGTACATGACGTTCCGCGACGCACTCGTTCGCGGCTATGTGCCACGCATGGAGAATCGCAAGTACATGGACTGGGTGAAGTCACTCAAGTGCGTGAGTTGCGGCGCTCCGGCTGATGACCCACATCACCCGCATGGAGTTGGGTACAAGGGGATGGGTAGCAAGGTTCCTGATTGGTGGGTGATACCTATCTGTCGTCTTCACCATGACGAACTGCATCACGACGTTCGAGCATGGGAAGAGAAGCATGGTTCACAGTTTGAGTTCGCTGCACTGACTCTGTTGCAAGCGTTGCATGAAGAGAGGTTGAAGTTTGATTGAGTTGTCCTTATCCCTTTCGCCGCGCAAGTGCAAGCACATAGGTTGCAATGGCACTGCAACAATGTTTGGCGTGTGCAAGAAGCACGAACCAAGAGACATCGTTCGCCACTTCGTGAACGCCGTCAACAAGGGTGTCACGCACCCAACGCCACCATCATGCTTCGACACGGTGTCAGCATGGCGGCAGTACGTTGTCGCGACAACCATTGCGGTGGTCAACAGTTCCAACACGAGAGCGATTGATTACTGCAAGGATTGCACACCCAAGTTCAAACAGGAAATGATGAGCAAGGGGATGTGCTCACACGCAGAGACTGTATTCATCCGCTCGGACAATCACTCTGGTGATTTGATTGGCGTATCAATCACGGGCGAGGGGAAGACGGGCGCGTGGGAAAAGGCTGTGATGGGAATGTCCGGGCCGATAGTTGCGCTGCCCCCGGCATCTGTTATCGAACAACAGCTCACCGCCATCAACACACCCAAGAAGCGTGGGCCAAAGCCAAAGGCCAAGCCATGATTAAGATGCTGTTCCCATACCCTCCAAGCACGAACCGTTACTGGCGGATGTTCCGCAACAGAATGGTCAGAAGCAAAGCGGCTGTTGACTACAAGGACGAGGTGTCGCAGATTGCAAGCGAGGCGATTGCCGATGAGTTCAAGGGGTGCGTCAAGGTAGACATACACTTCCACCCCGACAGACCAAAGGACTGGGAGAAGCGAGCCAAGAAAGACCCGAAGTGGGGGCTTGGTGTGAGGCGCGTGGACTTAGACAACGCACTCAAGGTTGCACTCGATGCGATGCAGGGTGCAGCCTATGAAGATGACAGACAAATCACAGACATTAGGATTCGATTGCGCCAGCCCATTGAGGGTGGCGGCATGACGGTTACGGTTTCAACAGATGAATTTTGGGAGTCGCCATGACGATTGTTGTTTGGGATGGGAGTGTGTTGGCAGCGGACAAGCAAGCCACAACCAATGACTTGGTGCGGAAGGTCACAAAGATTCGCCGCATTCATGGGAACTTGGTCGCCGTGAGCGGGGACTGGGACAGGGGGCAGGAAGTGTTTGACTGGTACGAGAAGGGCGCTGAGCCTGAGAAGATGCCAGCGTTTCAGAAGACAGATGATTTTGTTGGGATGCTCGTCATCACACCAGACAAGCGCATCCTCAAGTACGAGCGCAGTCATGTGCCGATGGACTTCTCCGAAGAGGATTGGTTTTGCATGGGGTCGGGTAGGGACTATGCCTATGGTGCGCTGTACATGGGCGCGACTGCACCTATTGCAGTGATGGCTGCGTCTGCATTCTCTCCGAGCTGCGGTCATGGCGTAGACATACTCACGCTGGAAGAGGTGAGCAAATGAAGTTCAACAGCGTAGAGCAAGCGCTCAAGTTTGCAGCCAACATCAGCGAGAGGTCGGAGTACACGAAGTCAGACCCGTTGAAGATTCGCGGGACGAGCAACACAGAACTGTCGCCGATGGATTTGCACGCGCAGGCGGCGATGATTCAAAGTGCGGTGAACAGATTGCATCAGGTCGAACGTGACTCTGTGCTGGCTCAGTATGGGAGGGGGAAGGAAAGGTCGGATGCGATTCGGAGCTTAGCCGAATACCTCATGCCGCATGTGTCGGGCATGATTCCTAGCAAGCACGAGTTGATGATTGTGCTGTGCCACTGGGCAACAAAGCGTCCCGCCATCCGCGCTATTGCGGATGACAGGAACGTGAGTTACCGAAAGGTCTGTTCATGGAGGTCGGCAGTCCTTCGCGCATGGATGCCGGTGCAGGTCAGAGCGATTGGTCGCTTGCACGAACAGATGTTTGCAGAGGGTGGGTTCGAGTTGCAGGAATGACAGGCTTGATGTAGCACGAGTGGTGCAGCGTACAAACCTTTCCCGTCTTCTCTTCTCTCACCATGTAGCGAGTCTTGTTTTTCCACTTGACTCGCAGCAGGAACTTGAATCTCTGCCCAGTGCGGAGCAGGTAGAAGCTAGTCCCTGATGCAAGACTCCTAAGAGTTATAGCCATGCGCCGTCGAACAGATGGGAGCCAGCAGAGTCAGGGAAGCGAGCGCCTGTTGATGCAATCAGTTGCTCGTCTGTTTCCTTGTCCTTGCCGCACGCTGTGCCGATGTAGTATTTGATTCCTTCGCCGTCACCCGAGAGAACTTTCACTACCCCGATGATTGGCTCACGCATAGGGCTGAACCAGTAGCTGTTGAGTATCTTCATTCTGCCCCCTCGTCAAGATAGATAATTTTTGTGCGAGGCTCTTTGATTGAATACACATTTGGAAACTCTTTTATGTTTTCAAGGTGACGTGAAGCAATCACTTTTTCTGGTCTGTTCTCGCTCCACCACCACACCATATCGTCTGGCGCTATGAATCCATCGCGCACCTTGATAGTTGCCTTACGGTTTAGGTTAAAGACTTGTGCAATCTGGTCGAGCTGTTCGTCTGTGAGTAGCGTACTCATTTGCTCACCCCCTTGATTGCTTCATTAACCTGCCCAGCCCCAAGCTGTGCCATGCCAATGGAGATGGCAAGTCTGCGCTTGATTGCGCCACACTTCTCACACTCACACACTTGATGGATAGAGCCGCCGTATGACTCGATGCCTTTGCTCCATCGTCCCCACTTGTGCCAACAGAACTTAATCATTTTTTTTCTCCCTCTTTGGAAATTTGCTGATGGTGTTGGATGTTGGATGGTCAAGGGATGGCTCACGTTCCCTCGCCTTCGAGCCGTAGAGTTGCCCGTTCTCCTTGGCCTTCTGTTCTTTGATGATTTTCTGTGTCAGCTCTGGCATGTATGTCTTCACATAGTCAGGGTGGAATGCGTTGATGACCGTCATGCCACCGCTCCCTTGTGACCCTTGGGGTAGTGAAGCTCGTTGCCAATGCGTGAGGGCAGAATGAATGCGTCATACGCACCTTGTCGCAAGCAAGTCATGCCAAGTTCTTTCGGCACATAGTCCTCGCGTTGATAGAGTTCAGCCATCTTGTCTGACTTGCTACGCTTCTTGACGAGCGAAGTCTCAGGCACAGAACCCATGAGCACGCTGACATGCAAGCCTTGGTTGGTGATTGCCCACTGGTCTGTTCCTGTTGAGGTGATGAGCTTTGCTCGCTTCATGTCATTGAGAATCTCGCGAACCCTGTCCATGCGGATGGTCGCACCAGTGTCTCTGCGGAGGTCAGTTGCTTCGCTGTCCTGTTTGGATAACAGAGCGATGACTTTGTGTTGGAAGCTGCCGACTTTGAAGTCGAGTTGAATGTCGTCGAGTTGAATCATGGTGTTGCTTTCTTGCAGGTTAATGCGTGTTGCTGTGCGTCTTTAAGTTTTGTCCATACCACCCCGCACTTGATGCAGCGATAGGAGCGATTGCTTGGGTACATCATTTGATGCCCCAGATTTCTTTTACTGTTCGTCCTCCATCTTCAAGACCTCGCCGATAGGCGTTGCTGGAAGAGCGAACGTCTGTTACCCAGAACAGAACCATGAGCATCCAGTATGTTACGTCTCCAATCCAGTGGCCTGACGCATCAAGCACCACGCCGAACGTCAAGTACAAAGCCAAGTGTGTGAAGTCAAACTTCCGCATCATCATCCTCGCTTTCATCTGCAATGTATGAGAGCAACAGCCCCACGCTTTCACGGTGGCAGCGGATAACGTCACCTCGGTATGGGTACACCTCCCAGTAGGGAGTCGGAACCATCATGCTTTCGCCGAAGAACCCAAGCGAAGAGCGAACATCTAGGTAAACAGATTTCTTTCTGCCGCATGGCAACAGAACCCTGAACCTGACGGCTGCATCACCGAATGGTGGGATGACTTGCACCTTCCAGTCTGCGGGGAACTGAATGAACGGGATGCGCTCACCCTCCTCAATCCATTTCTGCTCGGCCTCAAGTGTCAAGCGCTTAATGTAGTTCTTGTCTATCATGCTGCCCCCTTCGTTGGCACATCAGCCATGCCTCGCCACATCTTTGGCTGGTTTAATCTGTTGACTCCCGCATGTCCGCTTTGAAATATGTGGTGCTTGTGGTGCTTACCCCAGTAACACATGCCCAAGTCTGTCTCATAGATTCCCTCGCGCACTGGCTTGTGTTCTTTTAAAAGAAACCAAGGCGTCAAGAACTCACCGTCATACAACTCCTGTGACGTGTCGTAAATCTTTCCCTCAGCGCCACGATAGAAGCTAACTTTCGGCTCCTTGAATCCAGAGTAGATATTCCCAGACTCAACTCGGTCTGTTATCACCTCCTTGTGAATGTCGAACTGTTCGTTCCAATATTTCCGAGCGCAGTAGTCATCGCGGTTGATGCCCATCACATACTGCATTGGCAGCTTCACAAACTCTTCGTGTGTCAGTCTCATAGCTCGCTCTCTTTCTTTGGTTTCAGTTGTTTGCGTGGCACTACCCATATCTCACGACCATCGCCGCAGTCCATGAGGAATGCACCCTTGATGCGACCCGCCTTGAGTCGCTGGTTGATTGCCTGTCGGGATACGCCTTCAATCTGTGCGGCAACAGTTGCGGTGACGTATCCACGCTTGACCTCAAGCTCAAGCATCGCCGTCCTTCGTTACCTCTTTGACCAGATTCTTCACGCCGTCATTCTCTAGCTTCATCAACTTCTCAGCCCAGTCCATCAGCTCTTCGGCGCTGTGCTTGTTCGTGTCAACCTTCCCGAGCTTTGCACCTAGGCCAATCATCTTGGCGGTGATGTGAGCGCTGGTCTTCGTCATCACAGTGCCAACCTCCTTGGGCATGTGTCCCTCAATCACAAGGCCGGAGATAAGCACGTTGGTCAACTCCATCGTCTTCTGCGCCAACAGAGCCAGCTCCAACAGAGTGCCGTAGTCCTCGCCCTTGTTCGCCTTGATGCTCGCCATCATGTCAAACGCAGGGCCAAGGGCTTTCTCCATTGGGTCGGCAGACTTCTCCTTTGCCTGTTCGCGGTGAAGGTCGAGTGCAATCTGCACCTGAGTCTCTGCATTCGCACTGTTCCCACCGATGTGCCAGCTATCAATCTGTTCAAGCGGCAACCCGTTCTCACCCTCGTAGTTCTTGCCGTTCTTCCAGTTGTAGATAGTGGCAACAGTCCCATCGCTGAACTGCACATACCACTCAGCGTCTACCTTGTAGCCGTCGCCATCGTGATGTGAGCCGAACAGGTCGCACAGCTCTGCATAGGTAGCCTCTACCTCGCCTTGCAAGCATGTGCCGTTGATGTTGATTTCTGTTTCGTTGTGTGTCTTGAATGTCATGGTTGCTCCTAGTGATTACGATTGCTTGTTGATGCGGTGTTGCAGGTACCGGTTGAAGATGTTGAGGATGGTTCGAGTAGCGTCGAGCGCCAGCCACGCAACGAGCATCCAGTAGAACCATGTTGGCATGGCAATGATTAAGGTGTCGTTCATGCCTCCACCTCCACACGGTGTCCGGCTTCGTCAATCCACATGAACTCGCTGTTGATACGCAGCGGCATGACGAACTTGACCTTCGCCTTGAGCTGTTCGAGTGTGATGGTTGGTGCAACAGTCTCGCCGTCAGATGCTCGGCAACCAAGCACCAGACCCTTACCAGCCAGAGGCTGCGGGTAATCTGTGAAGTAGAAGAACGCTTGGTCTTCGCGGTACAAACCCTCGTCGTCAACGCAGATGCCATCGCCATGTTCATTGATGCGAGCAATGTCGAAACAGTCGCAGTCAATCAGCGGGTAAATCTGTTTGTAGTCACCAGCGAAATGCACCTCGGTGACTTCGCGTTTGAATGGGTCAATCAGGAATGTGTTGAATGGTGTCATGGTGTGTGTCCTTAGTTGAATGCAGAGGGGAGGGTGAGGGCTGCGATGATGAAGATGAACAGAGCAATGTTGATGAAGGTCTGTTTCATGGCAGCACCTTCCTCATGGTGTCCATAGCTGCAACCCACATATCCCAGTGGTCTGTTACCTTGGTGTAAACAGATGTGCCGAACTCGTCAATGAATGCTGCGTCATTCTTGCGGTGAAAGAACACGGCAATCACATCACGCATTTCATCGTCGCTGTCTACGTTGTTGCGGTACGCATCGACAAACGCCTGTTGATTTGCATTGAGTGTGAGCTGCACCTCTTCCATGTCGCACACCTCCATTTCACTTTCGGCATCCTCATCAGAGAACTCATCGAGCATCGTTGCCTTCGCCTCTTGTTCGCTGTTCGCTGCAACCTTGATTGTTTGATAGATGCGTTTAACTACTACGCCTTGGTAAACTTTCATACAAGTGACTCCTTGGATTTGGTTGGCTTGTCTGTCTTGGCTGGGAGTTGCGTTGCCTCTCGCACCTTGACCATCGCGGCCTTGATTTCCGCAGTGCCACGCTTCTCAATCATCGTGATGACCGCATCGAGTGCAGCACCCATGTTGGTTGGTGTCTGTTCTTTGTTGACCAGCATGGCATCGGCAATGCGATTGACCATAGCTGTCACGCCTTGAATGGTGTTGAGTTTCAAATCTGTTGTCATGCTTTCCTTATCGAGTGAGTAGGTCAAAGGTCGCCACCACTAGGGCGGCAACGTAGGTGATGGCAAGTGCAATGTCAACGCGCTTCATCAGAATGCCGCTTGCTTGTCAGCTTCTTCAATCCACATGCCGTTGGCTTGCATGATTTCAATCACGTCATCTGTCACATCGGTGAACGCTTTGTGCATCACTCCTGTTGCATCTGTGTAGTCTTCACCGTGAGTGAGTGCATAGGCTGTGCCGAATGGCACTGGACTGTTCGGCATGTCAGCGTCTATTGAGTAGTCGCCAACAAACACAACCATGTCACCGGCCCATCGCCCAATGAACGGGTTGTTCTGCATGTCACCACCACCACGACGCTGCGGCATGACTGCCAACAGAATGACCATCGCTGCGGCAATGTCCGCAGAGAATGCTTGCTCGACCATCTTCAAACCCGTCTTGAGTTTGTGCGGGTTGATGAACTCACGTTTAGTGAGGTTTACTGGTTTCCAATACTGTCCCATAGCTCTTCCTGTTAAATCGAGTTGATGAATCTGTTCGGTTGTCTGTCGCTTAGTCCTTGAAGACATCCGCCACACCTACTCGGTTGCCGTTGATGTCACGGAGGATGAAGGCATCACCTTCTTTGAGAGTGGTCTCGGATAGCGCCAGCTTCTCGGTGAGTACCGATAACAGACGACCAGCCTCGGCCTCGCGCTCTTGTGGTTCAACGTGGTTGAGTCCAAACATGATGTTCATTCGCATGGTGTGTGTTCCTTTCGTGAGTTGCGTTATCAGGCTGCTGCCTTCTTGCCTGTCTTTGTTGCTTGCTTGGGCCATCCCGCCTTGGCGAAGTCAGCCACCAGATTTGCAACTGCTGGCAGTGAGCGACAAGCGGCTGGTTCGTCAGCGGGTAGGTACTTTTCAAACTCAGGCAAAGCCTCAGCCAGAACCTTGCGAGTGGTGCATCCATAGGCAATGCCCTTGAGCTTCTGCTCTAGTGCATCACGCTCTGCCTGTTGAGCCTTGGCCTTGGCTACCAACTCGGCAACCTTGGCCTTGGCCCTGTCTGTTGCGTTGTAACTACGACCACGCTGAGAGAACACATAGGTGCTTGAGAAGGGTGAGCTGTACGAGTAAACGGAGTTTGTTTCGAGCCACGTTGACAGCTCCTTGTCCAATGCAATGGGGCGAAGCTGTGGCGGCATCTGTTCAATGGCATCGTCCTTGTAAATTTTGTGAGCCTGTTCCTCGTAGTTCACAAGTGAGGGCAGGTCTTGCATGACGGAACGGACAAATGAATCGCGGATGATGTTGGTGAGTCGCATGATGGTGTTCCTTTCAGGTGTTTCAGAATTGGCCCCAGCCAGTAGCAATACGGCTTTGGATTAGTGAGAAGGTGATGCGGGTCAGGTTTCCAAACCCGTCATCAACCCATAGCGAGACTCTTGCGCCTCGTGTTCCGTGAAGCGTCACGCTGCCTCCAGCATTGGGGTGTCAATCTGTTTCAGCGCTTCGTCAATCCAGTCATTCGCAGCTTGCTCATTGAGCACATTGCGTTGGATGATTACGTTCTGAGGCACAGGCAGCATCTTGATTGCTGTCTTGATGTGCTCTGGTGCTGGTGTACCCAAGCCATAGTCGGCATCGTTGCCATACTGGTCGGCGGCATAGTGAATGCCAGCGAACAGACTGGTTCGGAAAAAGCCAGCCATCGCAGTGAGGGCGGCGAGCTTGTCCATGTCGAGTGGGGTGTCTTGAGATTTAATCTCAACTATCTGGGCCAGACTGAGCTTGCCGCTTGAGTCCACACGGTTGCCACCGAATGCACCGTACAGTGCAACGGCGTAGCCAGACTCTGTGAGTAGCTGAGCCAATCGAAGGGCCGAAGCACCACGCCAGAACAGCTTGCTTGATGACACACCAGCGGAGGCACAAAGGTCAATCACGATTGACACACCACGGGGGCCAACTCTGTTGGCTCGTCGAGTCCTTGACCATGCTCGGTTCAAGTCACCACGCCAGACCGCTTGCATGTCCAGCTCGTCGCCAGCATCGGAGCGAACACGGCGGCGGCGAACCGAAGCAGGGGCAGCCAGCTCACGGGTTGCAATCTGTTCGATTTTCTTGACCCCTTCGGGCCAGCCGTTCTTGAGGCGTTTTTGCAGCACAGCCACAGAGGGAGCGCCCAACCAGTCTTCGTCGCGGTTGTCACGAGTGAAGACTTTTTGGGCCTCGGTTGCATGGCTTGCAGATTTCCACGCTGAGGCATTCGCAGCTAGAGCCTCTGGCTCTGCCACTGAGTCCCACAATATCGCAGTGAATTTACCCTTCGGGTCATGTTCGAGAATCATTTAAGCCACCTTTGCTTTTTCGTCTGCTTTCCAACCTACAAAGTAGGTGTCCTGAATCTGTTGAAGAGTGCGTCCGGCCTTCTTCAACTTCGTTGCATCGAGCAGGAAGCGAGTGCTCATTACTCGGCTGAGGCGGGACTCGGCAATCTTGCTTCGAACCTTGTGGCCCCAAGACAGCACATCACTGTCAATCACAGATTTTTCAAATCTGGTGTCGTAGTCCAGCATCACAGTGCCAGCACGGAAGCGGTCAAGGGTTGCTTCGTCGAGACGTTCACGGCCTGCATAAGTCATGTTGGCTCCAGTACCGAAGGTATTGGCAGCAGCGAGACAAACAAAATCGGGGTGACGAGTCACTTTGCTGTTGCCCTTGCGCTGAGGCAGGTAGAACGAGCCGTTGGCTAGTGCCTGATTGACGAACAACAGAGTGTTCGGGTCAGCGGCGTCGATTTCATCGAACAGAAACACACCACCGTTTTCGTACATGGTCACAAAATCGCTTGGGGTGTAGTCGAATGCACCTCCTTCGGAGGGCAGCATCCAGCCCATCAAAGCTGATTCGCTCATGCCAGCGGTGCAACTGATTGACGCAAAGGAGCGGCCCAGCGCCTCGGCAACTTGGTGAGCCAAGTGGGTTTTGCCGCAACCAGCAGGGCCAACCAACAGAATGTTGAGACCACACATCGCAGCGGTGAGCACCTCTTGGAACTCTGTTCGAACATGGCCTTCGGCCTTGTACTCTGTACCATCGGGGCGAACAACCTCGATTTTGACCACGGGGGATTTTGCTAAGGCAGCGTTCACCTCAGTGAGCACCATTCTTTGAATGGCAGCTTGGTCAACCTGAACACCTAGCAAAGCTCGGAGAGCTTGCATTGCATCGGCGGGGTTGCCAGTGGCAGCAGGGATGGCAGCAGGAGCAGGAGCAGGAGGCTGAGCCGGAATCTGTTCTGACCCCATCATCACACCACAAGCAGTCATTGCTGACTGAATGCGCTCAGGAGGGAAGTCATTCAACAGCTTGTCCACACAATCGGTCTTTTTAGACCGCTCATGGTCGAAGCCAACAGAGCCACCGTTCAAGTGCTTGAACAGGTCAAGAACTGTGTTCTTGGGGAGGGAGAGGAGTGAGTCACGCATGATGAAGCCTTTCGTGAGTTGCGTTTACGGGGGAAAGTAGGACGAAGGTGTCCAGCACATGACACGGCTGCTATGAGGCATGTCATGCACTTGAAATCTTCGATTTGAGTTGCCAGTGCGTTGCACTGTGTCGCGTCTCTGGCCTTGTCCCAGCCAGCACCTCGCGGTGTCCTATCGCACTCGCCGATGTTGGAAAACCATCGGGTCAAAGCGGTCAGCCTTCGGCTTATGTTCGTGATGCAATCCATATACATGGTGCAGAGCACTACTGCGTCCTAGGCGTCTCCCAGTTCTTGTATTCCGCTTGGGTTTTTCGCGGTGTCGTTGTTTCGACGTTTTCAAATGTACTCGCTGCCTTGTCGCTGTGTCAAGTCGGCTTGTGGCAAAGGTCGAGGTTCTCTGGGGAAGGCAGGTGCATGTGTGATTCGCAGGTACGCTCCCGCCGCAACCCGCTGACACCTGACCGCCCATCACATGCTTGAGAGGAAGTTGCCTTTGATTGAGGGGAACCCTAAAGGGTTGAACTAGGCCACTTGAGGTCAACAGATTGAACAGACTTTCATTCCTGCCAAACCACTCGCGAAGCCTTTGGCCATGCGGTTTCCCGTGATGAACGCTCGGCCGCAAAGGAGCTGACCCCAGCCATTCCAGTCTCTGCTTCCCTATGGGAAGACGTAGAGGATGACTAAACACCAAAAAGCCACTTATCTGGCACACCTTATCAATGACAAGTCATTGATTCTTAAAGGAATCGAATAAAAAGGGCAGTCGATTACATGCGCGGCGGTCACAAATCTAAAGATTTGGCGGTTTATTGCCATCATCGAGGTCATCAATCTGGCAAACAGACCAGCCCCAAAGGGGCCACGCACATGGAAAACTGGCACAAAACTGGACACATTCCCTTCGGGAAGCCAGTAACAGAGCCATTCTTCACCAGTTTTTTAGTCTCACGAGGTGCTAAAGCACCCTGCACATGCCATGCGGGTGGGGGTGGGTGGCCTGCCCCGCGAGCGCGACCCGGGCGACCATGCGTGTGGGTATAGGGGCTATACACGCACAAGTCCTTACCCCCTTCGAGTAGTAACTTACCCCCCAATCACAGCCAGAAAGTACCCATAAACAGGGCAAAACGCCAATCAAGTGCCAGAAATCACGGGGTTTTACTCCGGCCAGTATTACTTTTGAGCCGGAACAGGCAGAGTTTGATGCCAAGGTTAATGTCGAGGTTATCCATAAGGTTAACCTTCCTGCCCATTTCGCCAGATGGGGGGTGGCATATTGCCCATACCCAAAAATTTTTTAACAAAAAGATGTGAATTACTGCCAAAGCCGCTTGTGAGTATGCGAATCAGACGAGTAGAGTCCTACCTAACATAGAGAATCTGTCCCCAGAGAAGAATCACTCAAGCGGTGGGTGAGTTATAACTGCCGCAGACAGGGACTGTATGGTGTCTCCTCGGTTGACCTGTCCGGTTGGCCCACGAGACGGGCCTCTTTGCCAAGATGTATGGGAATTGGAAGAACGTGGTGAACGTCAGATACCACGAGGCGAATCGCCGGTGTCGAATCCGGCCGCTAGTTCCCATTCGTGTTGGTCAATCGTGATGACACTGTGCGTCCTTGCACAGAAGGTCGGCGAAGGGTTGGGGATTCCCGGCCGCCAACAACCATTTAAAAATAAATTTCGGCTTCGCCGATTACCAGCATGGCAACTAAACGCATAACCAAAGAAGCTATCAGCGCTCGCCGCGACCACCTTCGTGCGGAACATGCGGACGCTGTGCGCGAAAAGATTCAAACGACAGAACTGGTCAACACTCTCCAAGGATTTGCCCTCGGCACGTCCAAGGTGAAGATGACCGGCGCTCGATTGAAAGCCATCGAGATGCTGTTGGACAAAACTGTTCCCAATCTCGCTTCCATCAAACACGAGGTCGAGGCCAAATCGGTCACGTTCCTCATAGACACCACCTTCGATGAGCAACAACAGCCTGATAAAGTACCGACCTCCGGGTAAGGTAGCCGCCAACTTCCACCACTCCGAAGCATTCGTGCGCGGATTAAAGGGGCCTGTTGGCTCAGGCAAATCTTCAACGTGCTGCATGGAAATCATGCGCCACACCTTGAAGCAAGTTCCTCACAACGGCGTGCGCCGCGCTCGCTGGGCTGTTATCCGTAACACCTATCCTGAACTCAAGTCCACCACCATCAAAACGTGGGAGAACTGGTTTAACTCTGACATTGCTCCGATGAAGTGGGACACACCCATCACATCGACAATCAAGATTAAGGACTGTGGTGACGGCAACGCCCTCGAACTCGAAGTGGTGTTCCTCGCTTTGGACAAAGCCTCGGAGACCGGCAAGTTACGTTCGCTTGAACTGACTGGTGGCTGGATTAACGAAGCGTCCGAAGTGCCAAAGGAAGTGTTCGACATGCTGACTCAGCGTGTTGGCCGCTATCCGCCCAAGACAATGGGTGGCCCGACGCACCCTTGTGTGATTCTGGACACCAACCCTCCTGACGACGACCACTGGTACTACAAGTTCGCCGAAGAAGAGCGCCCTGACAACTGGGACTTCTTTGACCAACCCGGTGGATTGGTTCGAGTTCAGGAAGGCGAGGACGTTCGGTACGAACCGAACCCTCACGCAGAGAACATTTTCAATCTGACGCAGGGGTATGACTACTACCTGAACATGATTGGAGGCAAGAACGACGACTGGATTAAGGTCTTCGTGCTTGGCGAGTACGGCACGACTGCCGATGGCAAGCCTGTCTATCCTGAGTACAGCGACAAGATTCACTGCGCTCACGAAGAGATTGAGGTCAACCCACACCTTCCTGTCTATTTGGGCTGGGACTTTGGTTTGACCCCTGCTTGCATCATTGGACAGATGACCGCCAAAGGGCAGCTCGTCATTCTTGATGAGCTTGTCGCCGAGGACATGGGTATTCGCCAGTTTGCCGGTGAGGTTGTGAAACCTCTGCTGATGAACAAATATGCTGGTTGCAGATTCGAATCCGTCGGCGACCCCGCTGGCGTGGCACGGTCTTCAACCGATGAGCGCACCTGTTATCAGGAGCTGCTCGAAGTCGGCATCGCTTCCGAGCCAGCCGACACAAACGATTTCATTCCCCGACGCGAATCTGTTGCGTTCTTCCTCACTCGCATGGCGGGTGGCGAACCGGGGTTCCTTCTGTCTCCCAACTGCCGAACTCTCCGAAAAGGATTGATTGGTGGGTATCGCTACGAACGACTCAAAGTCGCTGGTGAGCGCTACCGTGACCGGCCCGTGAAAGACCGTTTCAGCCACCCCCATGACGCCTTGCAGTATCTCTGCATGAAGGCTCGCGGCGGTAGTCAGAGACAAGTTCGCGCCCGTTCTATTGGGAAGGCTTCATCAAGAGCTTGGACTTAAAACTATGACCGATGTTTATCAGGCAGTTGCACCCGTCGAAGCAGACGTAAGTGCCGCCCAAACTCCGGGCATGGAGAACTCCGACATGATTGCGTCCGGCATCTCCGGCCACATCACGTCTTGCTGGAACAAAGCAAAGTTCGCCAAACAACAAATCACCGAACGTCTGTTGTCGTGCGAGCGCCAACGTCGCGGTGAGTATGACCCTGATAAAGCTGTCGATATTGCACAGACTGGCGGCTCCGACATCTACATGATGATTACGGACGTGAAGTGCGCTGGCGCAAAGTCTTGGATTCAGGACGTGATGTTGCAGAACTCGCGCCCATTCGACTTAGAGCCAGCTCGCGAGCCTGAGCTTCCACCAGAAATCAAACTGTCCATCATTGACTTCGTTCGCCATGAGGCAGAAGCCTATGTGATGGCCGGTCAACAACTGCACCCAGAGGCGTTCCGCGCGCGCATGGGCGAAGTGCATGACCAGATTCTGTTGAAGATGCGCGAAGAAGCGAAGATGACTGCCGAGCGCATGTCGAACGTCATCAGCGACCAGCTCAACGAAGGTGGTTTCCACCGCTCGATGCAAGACTTCATCGACGACTTCGTGACTTACCCAACAGCCATCCTGAAAGGGCCGTCTGTTCGCAAGAAGAAGAAGCTCCGCTGGGGGCCAAACTTTGCGCCAATGGTCACGAATGACTTCTTCCGTGAAGTTGAGCGCGTCAGTCCATACGACATCTTCCCCGGCCCAAACGCCTCGGACGTGGATGACAGCTACCTGATTCAGCGCCACAAGCTGACGGTCAAAACCTTGGAGTCCTTGAAGGACGTGCCGGGCTACTCAAACTTTGAGATTGACCAAGTGCTTGAGCGCTACGCTGGCAAGGGTTTCCGCTACTTTGAGTACGGCGACCAGCAGCGTGACAACTTAGAGGGCAAGTATCACTCGCGCCTCTACAACGACAACATCATCGAAGCCCTCGAATTTTGGGGGCCTGTGATGGGCGAGATGCTCATCCAGTGGGGTATGAAGGGCGTTGACCCTCGCGCTGTCTACGAAGTGAATGCTTGGCAGATTGCTGGCTTCACCATCAAGGTTGTTCTCAACCCTGACCCGTTGGGCGAGCGCCCCTATGAAATCGCTTCTTGGCGCAACATCCCCGGTGCATTCTGGGGTACTGCATTGCCAGAGGTGATGAAGGATGTGCAAATGATGTGCAACGCCAGTGCTCGCGCATTGGCCAACAACATGGGCATTGGCTCCGGCCCCCAAGTTGAAGTTGCAGTTGACCGACTGGCTGACGGTGAAGACCTCACCCAGATGTACCCTTGGAAAATTTGGCAAACCACTTCTGACAAGACGGGCGGCAACCAACCGGGTGTTCGCTTCTTCATGCCAGAGATGAAGGCTGCCGAATTGATGGGCATCTACAACCAGTTTGCAAAACAAGCTGACGAAGTGACTGGCATTCCGAACTACATCTATGGTGGTTCAGGTGGTTCAGGCGCTGGCCGCACTGCATCGGGCCTGTCCATGTTGATGGACAACGCTGCCAAAGGCATCAAGTCTGCCGTGTCACAAGTTGACCGAGTGGTCGAGATGGTGGTCAAGCGGTTCTACGTCCACAACATGATGTATAACCCAGACCATTACATCAAAGGCGACTTCAAAGTTGTGCCAAAAGGTGCGATGGGTCTGTTGGCCAAAGAAGCATTGCAGGTTCGCCGCAACGAGTTCTTGGCTGCAACAAACAATCCAATCGACATGCAAATCGTCGGCCCAGAAGGTCGTGCGTATCTGTTGCGCGAATTGGCCAAAGGTCTCCAGATGGATACCGACAAGCTGGTTCCAACTGTTGAGGCCATGCGCTTCAAACAGAAACAGATTGCCGACGCAATGGCCGTCGTTCAGCAACAGCAGCCGCAACAAGCCCAGCTTCCAGCTCCTGTTAATCCTGCCGACAACGGCGGCCCACCTCCCGTGAACACAGTTCAACCGCAAGCCTATGCTGACGGTGGCGAGGTCAG